ACGGTACTCCTCTACTCCTTCATTACCGTATGCGTACTTCAATAATGTAATTAACTCTTTCTTTTGAGTTTCTATCCTTTTCTTTGCGGCAAACATCTGAGCCGCTTCTGCCTCTACCGAGTTTGCAAACACCACATCTTTCAATGGGTTGCGTTTTTTTTCTTGCCTTTTATTTGCATACAAAACATCTGATGCATGGCCTTGCCACCTAGCTACTACTTGAAACGTATCCTCAATGGACTTGCCTGCTTCAATAAATGCTTTGACCCCTGCATATGCTTTTGTAGCTGCTGCCGCTGCTGAAATTGGGTCAATCATCAGGAACCTCGTAAATCACATAAGGATCGCAATATGAATTAGGCCAAGGTAAATGCCAGGTATACGTTTGATCTGATTCGCTATTTAGCTCCTTGTATTTGCAAACTCTGTAATGTTCTAGCCTCGTTCTGCTTCCAATAGCCCATGTGTAGGTGTAGGTGTTCAACACCAAATACAATACGATTGTTTTCACATATCACGGCTTCTCAGGCCATGTGATGCTTGACGGAAACCCAGCCTGCTGTGGCACATCGCGTAATGCCTGCCTATACGCTTTCATGGCGTCGGACATAGTCACATCTGACAGAGCGTAATGATCTGTCTCCATTAGCAAAGCAGTCCGTTTAGACCGTTCTTTTTCTGCCTTTCGATTATCCGCATCTGCAGCCCAAGCCGCTTCTGCGGCGTCAAACTGAGCCTCTTCTTCAGCCGTAAAAGCGACGTTTCCGTTAGCTGTTGCATGGTATCTAGTCATATTCCACCTTTATCCGTTGGTAATTCCGTAAAGACGAAACTTTCCGCTAATTGTCCCTGTTGACACCTGAAAACGTATGCCTGTAAGCGCGCCAGTGGTTGAGTTCTGGCCTATGCCATATACATGATGAATGTCATTATCATCTTCATAATAACTGCCTAAAAATCTCACGATGTGGCGGATTGCCGTATCAGTGGGGTTGTATATATTAAATTCGAAATTTGCACTGGCATGAGCATCATTTGCTGTGCTTTGAGCAACAATAATATTATTGTCATTACCAAACCCGCCGCCAAATATCTGTCCAGTAGTGTCTACGCCTAGTCTTCTGTGCAAAAAATCATAAGTAGCACTTGTTATATATGATCCGCCAATCTTTAATAGCCCTTGAACTTGCGCGCCATCAGTGCCTACGGTCATGTCGGTTATTATCAGTTTGTATGCGTCATAGGTTGAATCAAACGTAGTTTCTATATCTACAGTAGATGCAGCACTTGCTGTAACAGTGGATAAATGCGTTAACCCGCCTGACGCAACAGTAGTAAAACTAAGGTTTCCCGCGCCATCAGTTTTAAGTATTTGATTTGCTGACCCATCAGCCGCTGGCAATGTCAAAACAAAACTTGAGCCAACAGTGCCTGGGGCCTGCAAACCAACATATTGGCCCCCGGAAGTATCCTGAAGTCTAAGATCGCCCTGTCCAGTAATGTCTACCTGAGTAGCTTTAACCTCTCCCGCTGACCCATAAATAACAGCTTTTGAATTAACAACAGTATTTGCAGATGAGCCATCAACTAAATTTAACTCTGCAGCCGTAGATGTCACACCATCAAGAATGTTCAATTCTGAAGCTGTAGACGTGACCCCATCTAATATGTTGAGTTCGGCAGTTGTAGATGTCACACCATCAAGAATATTTAACTCTGATGCAGTGGCAGTAACCCCATCTAAAATATTTAATTCAGAAACAGTAGAGGTAAGGCTTGTAATCTGAGTAGCAGCAATAGCTAATGCTGCTTGGTGTGCGGTAACTGACGCTTCAGTAACAGACAACGTAGGTATTACCGCTTCAACGTGTGCCTTGACAGCGGCATTAGTGGGTATCTGGGTGTCACTATTTGTAAAAGTTTCGCCAGAAGTGGTGACCGCACCAGCATCGAGATTAGAAAACGTCACAGTTGTTAATACTGCCGCACCACCCACCGTCAATGATGATGATGCCGCCAAGGTTGTAAACGATCCTGCGGCGGCGGTAGAGCCACCGATTACAGCGTTATCTATTGTGCCGCCATCTAGGTTAGCGGTCGTAATAGTTCCAAGATTGCTGATCGTTGCACCATTAAAGTTGACAGTGCCACTAGCGGTCAGGTTTGTAAAAGTACCGGCGGCTGCTGAAGAAGCGCCTATTGTTGTGCCATCAATAGCCCCTGCGTTGATATCAACAGTGGGGATGGTAACTGTGCCGGTAAAAGTGGGACTTGCCGTATCAGACTTAGTCGCTATCGCAGTCGATATGGCGTCAAATTCAGTTTCAAACTCTGTGCCGCGAACAACCTTATTGGTGTCACCACCAGGAAGGGTATCTTTAGCCGCAAAGTCAGTAGTCTTTGTGTAGTTAGACATTGCTCAATCCCAGCCCGAAAAGAAGAAAGGGGGCCGTAGCCCCCGTGTTGATTAGGCAGATGGGACTGCCAAGACAAATCCAGCTTCAGGACGATACACCTGAACACCGTAAAGGGTGTCTGCGGTGTAAAGAGTAGACAAGTACTCCTGCTTGTACTGAGTCTGAGAACGTACAGCCATTTGCTCTGCCATAACAACAGCTTCTGTATGGAAAAGCAGGGCGGCACGGGTATCAACACTTGATGCGGTATTGTCAGCAGCCGCTTCGATGGTCCTGCAGTTAGCGGAAACGTAAACGTCTACGCCATACAGGTTACCAATCAAGCCACTATTGACTGTGCCACCAGATACAAAGTCTGATGATACATACCGATCAATGCCCATAATCGCTTTGCGCGTTGCGGGTGGAACGATCAGATTACGACCTTCCATCGGTACATTGTTGTCATCTAACTTCTGGATCATGTCGCGGAAGAAAGCATCCGTGAACTCATCAGTAGCTATCAGAGTGTCATCAGTGTACTGAGTGGTAGTGCCACCATCGTTGAAGAAACAACCGGTGTGCTGGTAGTCAGTAGCAGCAGGGCTGAATACAACAGCACCACCGTCACCAAAGCCAGTGCCGGCCGCGTGAAGGTCATTGTCAACCTGTACAGCCAGCGAATAACCAGCGTCCTCAGTGTAGAACTGACGCAGAGATGACAATGCTTGTACCTCTACGATGTCCTCAATCAGACGCGAGTATTCAAAGTGCCGATTGATAGAAATCTGCAGTTCTGACTCTGTGTTGGCAATGATCGTTACCGCAGTATCCGCCGCTTTTGCGTTGGCATCACCACGAGTGGGCTTAGGAATATGAATAACGTCACCCTTTTTGCCATTCATAGCAATACGCTTGACAAGGGGTGCCATCTTCAGATTCTTTTGATATGAAGCAATAATCTCATCCGACCAGATTTCTGGGATGAAAGTGCCTGCTTCTGTTAAGGCGGTAAATCCGCCTGTGCCTGGGTAAGTTGCTGTAGCCACGATAAATCTCCTTTAAGGCTATTTAACTCGACCCTCGGCGTATGCTTTCAAGATATCATCTGAAAGACTTTGATAACGCTCTGGGTCGGTCTTAATCAGTCGAATAATGTCAGCACGACGATAGACCTTCTTCCTTGACCCTTCTGCGGAACCGCGAGCGTTACCTGTAGCAGCAGACTTCACAGTATTCTTACGAGCCGCCAGTTCTGCGTTAGCAGTTTGTTGGACAACCTGATTACGTTCTTTGAAAAGCGTAAACAATTCATCCGCAGCGTCATAATCATAAAATTGGTCAGCATCTACAAATAACTTTGTCCTAACTTTTGACCCTTTGATCCACTCGGCAAACTTAGGGTCTTGCAGTATCGTCTCCATCTCTGGGTGTTTGGATTTCAACTGTGCAAGAGTGGCCTGTTGTTTTGCCTGTTGAGTGTAAGCCTCCGCTTCCTTGATCTTGGGGTGGTTAGCAATACGGCTATCCACAGCTTTTTGAGGATCAACAAAGAAATCAACATCTTCGCTATCATCTACTTGCTGTTGCTCAGGTGCTTCTTTAGCCGAGAGTTCTGTCTGGATGTAGTTGTCAACCACTTGCCGCAGTTCACCAACTTCGTTCCGCTGCTTGCCCGAAAACTTTTCAAGCTCTTGGTGCATCTGTATCAATTCTTCAACAGATTTACCTTGATACTTTTCTGGTACTTCAGGCGATTGAGGTTGTTCCTCTACAGGAGCCTCAACAGCTTCTATCGTTGATTCTTCCGGTGCTGTGGTGTCCTCCTCATCTGGACGCTCATCAATAATTGTCGCTCTTGACATTACTTAACTTAGCCCCGCCTTATCAAAGGTTATGGAGATATT